AGCACGTCTTCGTTCGGGGTCGCTACCGGCCCTGCGCTCTCCGCCCGATCTACCCGAACTACCTCTTCGTCGAGGTCGACCCCCGGCGCAGCGCGAAGGCGCTCGTAGGCGTCAAGGGAGTAGTCGGACTAGTACGCGCAGAGGAGAACGAGGTCGCGGAGGTCCGGGACGAAGTAGTGCTCAGCAAGCAGTCGAGCGCTCGGCGGTTAGATGACTTCCGCTGGGTTCTGCAGGACGCTCTCGAGTCGTCGCAGTTCCGGGTGGGCGACCGCATCGAGTGCCCGGCGTGGCCGGGAGTACACCGCGTCAAGGCGATCCTCGGCGACGGATTCTTGGTAGTACTCGCGTCGCTGTTCGGTAAGTTAGTAGAGATCAGAGTCCGAGAGGCGGAGGCGACTCTCGTCGCGCGAGCCGAGGCGAAGTCGAGTCGGCGGTTCAGGAAGGCCTCGAGGAAGAGTAGTGTCCGGAGTACCCCCGCGAGTGATAGGTCCCTTCGGGTAGAGCGCGAGCTCGCCCACGCATCCGCCTGACGGCTGGATCGGGACTAGCGACTGGAGCAGCTCGAGTCTGCTCGTCGTCAGGTTGTCTACTAACTTCCGACAGGATTGAGAGAGTAACTTTGGTCAGCAAGCGCGACATTGACAAGTCGAAGCGGAACATCCGCGCGAGGCGCAAGAGCCGAGCGGCGGCCGCGAAGCGTCGCGCAGAGTCGGCTGGCTTCGACGTGCCGGACATCAAGCCGGTCGACTTCGGTGATCTCCACGGCCACTCGAAGTACCACCCGGAGTACTGCGAGATCGCGCGCCTCGCAGCGCAGAAGGGGTACACCGAAGGTCAGATCGCAGTCCTCTTCAACGTCGACGTCAGGTCCCTACGTTACTGGAAGGTCTTCCACGAGGAGTTCGCTGCGGCTCTTTCTATCGGGAAGGAAGTAGCAGACGCTGCAGTCGAGGCTACTCTGTACCAGAGAGCGATGGGCTACGACTTCGACGCAGTCAAGTTCAACGTGATCGACGGGAAGGTCGTCCCGACGAAGTACATCGAGCATATCCCGCCCGACGTCCACGCGATCCGTTACTGGCTCGGCAATAGGAAACCGAGCGTATGGCGCGACCGGAGGCCGGATGACGACGGTGGAACAGGTCAGCTCAAGATCGTCGTCGTCGGGGGGCTTCCGAAGGACGATTCAGTCGAGCCACCGGTCGAGTCAGTTGACTCGAAGGGGCAGATACAACTTCCTCTGGTCGACGTCGAGGACGATCAGACTTGACAGCGGCTCTGTCTAACATCGCCTCTCTCGAGTCCGAGAGGATCTCTCGTAGCGAGACACGAGTCGTCATTCCGACTCTGCATGAGGACCAGGTTCGCGCCTACGACGTTATCCGCCGCAACCGGTTCACGGCAGTCAGGTGCGGCCGCCGCTGGGGGAAGACTGACCTAGACAAGGTCTTGGCGGCTAGCACGGCGATCGACGGCTTCCCCATCGGGTGGTTCGCTCCAGAGTATAAGTTCGTCAGCGAGGCCTACAACGAACTCGTCGACATGCTGTCCCCCGTGATCATCCAGTCCTCTAAGATGGAGGGCGTCATGCGTCTCGTTACCGGAGGTCGCATCGACTTCTGGTCATTGGACAACGAGCGCGCCGGGCGGTCGAGGAAGTATAAGTTAGCGATTATTGACGAGGCCGCCTTCGCGAAGCCGGTCGTCATGATAGAGGTTTGGGAGCGGTCGATCAAGCCGACTCTCCTCGACCTCCGGGGGAAGTGCGTCGCGACGTCGAACACGGCCGGGATCTCGGACGATAACTTCTTCTACCGGATCTGCCCGCGCGAGGGGCAGACAATCTCCGAATTCGGCTTCGCGGAATTCCACGCGCCGACCGCGAATAACCCCTACATGCCGCGCGAGGAAGTTGAGAAGCTCCAGCATGACAATCACCCCCTCGTCTATCAGCAGGAATACCTCGCCGACTTCGTTGACTGGTCAGGCGCGGCGTTCTTTTCGCAAGACTCTCTTCTTGTCGGAAACGCGCCGGTGGCGGTGCCGCCGAACTGCGATACGGTGTTTGCCATCATCGACTCAGCAGTCAAGACAGGCAAGGATAACGACGGAACTGCTGTTATATATTTCGGTTATTTCCGTGTTCCTCGTGGGCCTGGCTATCGGCTGGTCCTTCTCGATTACGACGTTCTTCAAATAGAAGGCGCCGTGCTCGAGACCTGGCTGCCGAACGTCGTCGAGACGCTCAAGGCACTAGCGAACGAGTACAAATGCATTCGTGGTCCGGCGGGAGTGTGGATCGAAGACAAGGCGTCTGGTATGATCCTGGTGCAGCAGGGCCAGAAGAAGTACGGCTCATTCGTTAAGGCGATCGACTCCAAGCTTACGTCGGTCGGCAAGGACGAGCGCGCCATTAGCGTGTCGGGATACGTTTATCGTGGCTTGGTCAAGATCGGCGAGAAGTGCTACGCCAAGACGGTGAACTACAAAGGTTCGACGCGCAATCACTTGATCAGTCAGGTCGTCGGCTTCCGTATTGGCGACAAGGACGCGGCGAAGAGGGCGGACGATCTGTTGGATTGTTTCACGTACGGCATCGCGATGGGACTTGGCGACAGTGCTGGCTTCTGATGCAACGCCTCGAGATTTGGTACCTGCGGATCGCCTTCGCGATTCTGCTCGTCGAGGCCGTCCTCCTCGGTATGCGGTCTATCGGTGGCTGAACAAGTGGTGCGCGGGGTGGGCGAGGCATCAAAGAACCGGTACGATTGAAGGTTGAATGCTCTGTGTTTTACGACCTCCCAACTCCGTCGATGCGTGCTTGGCTAGAGCAGAGCTACGGACGATGAGCGGCAAGGTCGCGAACTATTCCGGCGCGCTGAACATCGGCGATAAAGCTCGGCTGGTGTATGTTTCCGCATACCATAGCAATCGTTTGGCACTTGAAGCTCTGCTTGATCGGGAGTGCATCGTTCGAGATAAGGTACTTTCAAAAACTTGCACGCTGTGGTACTATGTTTCATTTCAATTGACGATGCATCAGAGCGCGACTTATGTTGTTTCTAGGGACATGCTAAAATGAGCTGGTTAGGCGGTCCTGCGATCTCCGGCCCACTCGGCGAGTTCCTCAACGCTGGTGGCATTCTTCCCGGCGAAGAGCCCGGCTATCAGCTCTGCAAGACGATCTATGTCTACCACCCGCTCGGCGCCAAGATGGTCGATGCTCCGATCAAGATGGCGATGAGCCAACCGCGTGAGATCAACATTGCCGTCCCCTCCGAGGAGCGCATTCGGGAAGCGTTCGTCGAGCAGTGGGGAGCCGACAATATGGACACCTACATTGCGCAGCTCGCCGGCACTGCGCGCACCTACGGCATCGGCTCGATGGCGATGATCATCGAGGGCATGAAGTCCGAAGACCCGATGCCGCTCGACAAGCTTTACGAAAAGAACATTGCGTTCTCGGTATTCGACCCGCTGAACACGGCCGGCTCGCTGGTGCTCAACCAGAACCCGAATGCCATCGACTTTATGAAAGTCAACGAGATCGTCGTTCAAGGCGCGAAATACAGCAAAGACCGCTGCGTCGTGTTCATGAACGAGCGGCCGATCTATATTGAATACACGACATCCGCATTCGGCTTCGTCGGCCGCAGCGTCTACCAACGCGTCGTCTATCCGCTGCAGGCGTTTCTGTGGTGCATGAAGACCGACATGATGGTCGCGCGCAAGGCGGGGTTGTTGGTCGTGAAGATGAAGCCGGCGGGGTCGGTGATCGATGGCGCGATGCAAATCTTGTTCGGACAGAAGCGCGCGCTGCTCCAGGAAGCCGTAGTCGACAACGTGCTCGGCATCACCCCCGAGGAAGACGCGATGTCGCTCGACCTGACGAACCTCGAAGGCGCATACAGTCTCGCGCGCAAGAACATCCTCGAGACCATTGCGGCCGGCGACGACATGCCGGCCAAGCTGCTCAACCAGGAGACGTTCGCGGAGGGATTCGGTGAAGGCACCGAGGACAGCAAGTACGTCGCCGGCTACATCGAGCGACTGCAGAAGTGGATGCGCCCGGCTTACGCCTATGCTGACAAGATCGTGCAGCACCGCGCGTGGAACCCCGATTTCTTCGAGTCCATCAAGGCGCGTGACCCCGAGTATGCGCGCATGGATTACACGACTGCGCTCAAGAAGTGGCAGAACGCCTTCAAGGCGGCGCATCCGTCGCTGATCCGCGAGCCTGAGAGCGAACTGATCAAGGTCGACGAGGTGAAGCTCAAGTCGATCGTCGAGGTGGTGGAAATCCTCGCGCCGCTGATCGACCCTGCCAACCGCATCACTCTCATCCAATGGGCCTGCGACAATGTCAACGAGTTCCAGCACATCATCTCGGCGACGCTCGACCTCGACTACGACATCCTTGAGCAATACGAGTTGGAGAAGGCGGAGAACGGAGCCACAGACGACGTTGGAGTCGAAGGAGAAGAGCCGAAGCCGCCTTCTCCTAATTCACGCGTCGACAGCGTCGTGCGTCTCATCCAATCCCGTCGTAACGACCGTCTTGCAGAAGGCCTCAACAGCGGATTGCAGAGCCATACGCAACGACTTGGGGACCTTGATCGACGCGTGGACGCCATCTTGCGGAGCGTAGCGAGTGCGCGTCGTTAAAGTCGTCACCAATGACGAAGAGTGCGCCGCCAAGTGCGAGCAGCTCATGTCGGACATCGTTGATCTTCTTGCGGGGTTCCCTAACGTGCGTCTCGATCTCCGCGCTTGGAATCAGTTGCTGATATATTATAAGGAGAAGGCCGATGCTCGACGCTAAGAAGATCGACGCAGTAGTGAGCGCCGTCGAGCGCTTCAAGTCGCGCGTGGATCGGTATGCGGACGGCGTCAACAATGTTACAAACGCCGGCATTGTTCATCTTGCCAAACGAACTGGCGGCGAGGCGGTGTGCGGCAATCGTCGGGCGCATTCGACCTATGGTCGAGAAGAGTTTGAGAAGCAAGACCAGGCGTCGCGTTGCATTCGGTGCAACCAGAAGCTTGAGGTGTGGAACAGGATTAAGGCTTCTCGCGGCGACGCCGAAGAGCAGCAGGAATCCAAGGCTCGCTCTAAGGAAACCACGCACAACCGCGAGACCCGTCAGACCAAAGACGGCGAGAAGCACATCTTCGAGACCAAGCAGACGTCCGAGCCGCAAGCCGAGGACAAGCCCGATCCCGCCGAGAAGGCGCAGTCCGGTGAATCCAAAGCCGCAGTCAACGCGCTGAAGGCCAAGATTGCGCAGGACAAGAAGGAAGAGCGCTACGCGCAGAGGGATGACGCTATGAAGCCCGATCCGAATATGTCCGCCGAGAAGATGGACCGCATGGTCTCGACGACCGAAAAGCTCGTGTCGCGCATGGACGCGTACGAAGCGCGGAACCGGAGCGACGACTACGGTCACCCCATCGCCTCCGGCTTCCGCACCCAGGAGCAGGAGCGGCGGAGCGACGACACCGTCACGCAGGAAGAGATTCACCACACCATCGCCAAGCACCAGCGCGACGAGCGCGCGGAAGACGACGAGGAGTCCGATATGCGCGGCGGCGACAATCCGCGGAAGGATGCGAAGAAGAAGTGATTGGCGCCCTGCTCTACATTGCCGTCGTCGTTGCCGTCATGGCGCTCGGCTATTTCATGTACCGCACGTGGCCCAATGCGCGAGGCT